ATATGCGAGCTCGGTTTTGGGACGATCCATACCGTCTTGTATTGGTTTAAAAAAGAACGGGTAGTTAACGGATATTGGAACAACTTTATCTGTGAACATTTTCTTAGCGTCAGCCCCAGATTTGGACAATATGCCAAACCGCGAATCGGAAGATATTGTTGCCATGTTAACAGCTTCTGATGATGCCATGAATGAAAAACCAGAGCGTCTGTTTTTGAGATAGCACATTCCATAACACCGGGGATCGGCTTTACATGCTTCCCAAAATATAAAGAATAATCTATTTGCTTCTCTAAATTCAGGGGCCCCAACGTCAATCTTACTCCACTGCAAGTACATGTAATGAGTGCCAGTAATATAAGTAGGCTTGTCCTTGTTATAGAACCAATGGCCTTCATCACGTCTTTTAAACTCTTCATCTATATATGGTTCCCATTGATCTTTGAATTCTTCTGGATAGTTTTTCCAATCAAATATTGTTTTTATTCTATTTAATTCTTTGGGATATTCACGCTTAAACCATTTGTTTTCTCCCTTAGTAATCTTTGTAGGCATAGGAGGCAGCGCGATCTTTAAATTTTGTATGCTATACACATCACCAATTTGCCCCGTCTTACTTATAACTACAATATCATTTTCTTTATCATAGCCATATTTCCATCTACGCGCTTTGTTATGACGTTTGAGCGTGTTTATTTTAATCGGTTCAATAACCTCAAATAAAGTTTGCTCGTACATTATCTTGATCTTTTTTCTGCAAAACCGCTAAATGCTTCCTTTTTTTGTTCTTTAGGTTTATTTAGCAATATTGCTTTTTCTTCTTCTATTCTATTTAGAATCTCAAATGCATCAAATATTGCAAGCTTTTTAGTTGCCGCCGCATTCTTAAGCCTATCTGCAGAAACATCATCTTCTGTGTTTGTTATGATTTTTTCTTCTGCAACATGTATAAGCTCATCAACTGCTTTGTAGCCAGCTCGGATTATATTCTGTTTCGTCTCCTTGATATTCATATTTAATAGAAATTGAATTGGTTAACACCCTATACATTCTTTCGCCATCAACAACAAATTCATATTCGCTACTTGGCGTAAAACCTACAAGATCATCTTTATTAATACCGTTTTTTTGAAGCTCTTTATCCACAAACTTTATTATACCTATTAAAGGTCTTTCAGGGTTTGTATCAAACTTATCTATTGATTCAATAGGTTTTACAAAACAATATCCTTTTGGCGCTATCCATTCTTTGTTTCGTTTGTATAAAAAAACTTGTGATGGATCTACAAAATATTCGTTTTCCTTAAAAAAACCTCTACTGTTTTTTTCTTTACCATATACATCATACCATCTTCTAAAAACATTATGATGTAATATAACCTCATCACCTTTCTTAATATCTGTTTTTACTTCAACGGGCGTTTCAAGAACAACACCGTTTCTGCTTACATATCTATGATCAGATATTTCGGTATTTAATATTAATTCTTTATCGCCTATAGATTTTTTATTATTGTATCTATCTTCTTTCGGGGCTATAATAAAATTAAATATACTTCGCATTAATATTCTAGGTTGTATTCTACTGCTACTGCCATATTTTTATTGAAATCTTTCCAAGGCAGCACGTCGTTATGTTTTTTAATATAAATACTATATTTATCATCGGCTTCAACTATATCACAAATAGTATGCCCTCCGTAGACCTCTTGACCTACGGAGTAATGCATAGCTTCATTTTTATAGTCTCTACCGATACTAATCTTTCTTATCAGATTCATCTTGTTCGGTTATTTCTGTATAACTGCCATCCTCAAGATTTATAGTAACTTTACCATATTCTTCTTCAAGTTCATCTTGCAGTTTTTTTAATCCGTCTTGCAACCCTGCGGATTCATGCAATAACCCGTGTTTCTGAAGTTCAATACCGCCTAATTGCGATTGGATTTTATTTAATTCCTTAACTATTTCCTGTAGTTTTTCAAGCTCTTCTTTTTTAATTTTTGACATAATAATTTTATTTAATTAAACTGATTATCTATACGTTAAATAATTACTTGTTTTGTTTAGTTTTTACCAAGGTACTTCTTTAGTGACTGTTGGAGGTGTAATTATATCGGCTAATGCCGTATCGACTGATGATTTCATAGCCGTTACGTCTAAAACGCTTTCTATCCACCCTATCACTGTTGATTCTTCTAAATCTGTAAAAGCGGTAAAACTTTCAGAATCAGGATCTCCAATCTGAACAACACCTATAAAATTAGTTGAATAAGGGTTGTTGTCAGAGTCATTTTGATCAGATGTACCTATATAAGAATAGTGTACTGCATATACAACATCTGCTAAAGAGTCTTTAGTTGGATATGTATCTAATGCATTAATTTTCCATGAATATGTATTTGCCATTTTTTAATTTATTTGTGATTTTAAAGTTTCAATTTCGGATTTCAATTGTTGTATTGCTTTTATATAATATGCATGCAAATCACCATAAGAAACACCGTCAATTTGTGGTTCGTTAAAACCTTCAATTTGTCTTTTGAAAACAAGTTCAGGTAAAACGTTAACAACTTCTTCAGCAATTAAGCCGGTTGCATATTCGCCAGACTCTTTGTCTTTGAATTTTACGGGACGTAAATTATTAATTTTGTCAAGTGAATTTTCAAGATCGGTGACGTCTTCTTTGTATCTTATTGATGATGAATTGTAATACAATTCGTTGGTTGTGGTGTTATATCGAACGTCAGGATTTGAATTAGAACTTCCAAGCAAATTTGGTGCAAAGATACCGCCGTCATACGCAATTTTAAAATTTTCGGTTGTTGGGTCTGTACTTCCATTGGAAGTGAAAAATTTCATGTCAAATGCCGCACCATATTGATTGAAGGAAGTAACGTCGATTTTTCCTTTTAGCCCTGCGCCTTGACCCCCAGATGCATCGTTGCCGAAAAATTCTAATGCGCCCAAAGAATCCCCCGCCGTCCAAGTTCCATTTTTAGTTGAATTAATACGAATCACAACATCGTCACTTCCTGAAACTGTAAGTTTTTCAGCGGGTGCAGTTGTTCCAATCCCTACTTTGCCACCTAAAGGATTCAAAGCAAGAGTATAATAAGCGTTTGGAAAACTTGTTGAATTGTGTCTTGTTTGAATATAAGACCCTCCGTTTGAAACATTGCTGGTGTCTATTACCAGGCGCATATTACCACCTGTTAATGTAATCCCTTTTTCATATGTACTTGTAGTAGCGTCTGGTGTTGAACCGCCGGTTTCAAAAAGACCCCTTCCGCCAACATGAAGTTTTTGTTGTGGATTTGTTTCACCAATTCCGACCTTTCCGCCAGTAATCCTCATTACTTCTGCTGAATTGTCATCCATTATACGGGTTTTATACCCTTCCCCGTCAAAATCCCCTAAAGTAAGTAAATCCGACCCAAAGTTAGCGAAAGGTTTTCCGTCTATACGGTAACCATCACCCCCAGCACAATTAATTTCTCCGGAAACTTCAAGTGTTGAGGAAGGCGAGGTTGTTCCGATACCAACATTACCTCCTGATAATAAAGTCATGACTGCCGACCCGGTTGTAGCGCCGTCAAAAAATGACAAACCAGTATTGCCATAAGTTGTAATTGACCATTCATCTACACCTGAATCAGTATCATGAAAAATAACTTGGTGATTGACACTTTTAAGTCTGATTTGCCCTTGAACATCAAGCTTATACCCGGGCGAAGTCGTTCCGATACCAAAGTTTCTAGTACTACTATCTATAGTTACAGCGTTAGTACCTAAAAGATTAATTTCAAAATCATAGTTAGTTGATGTAGGCAACTCTATATAAGACGTTGTATATGGGGAAGTTGTTCTTCTGGCATACATATACATGCCCGCATGGCCTGGATTATCACTCATAATAATTTCACCCATAGCCGGAGAAGTGACGCCATTTCTTAAAAACTGTAATTTAGCACTTGGAAAACTTGAAGGGTTTTTGTCTATTCTTAAATCACCCCTTACTGTTGCATTTGAAGTGACCAAAGCACTGCCATCTACGTGTAAATCCGTTGTTGGGCTTGTCGTACCGATTCCGACGTTGCCACTTGTGTCAATTCTTGCACGTTCAGCGCCATTCGTCCAAAATTGCAATGGAGTTGACGAACCAAGCGCATGATACCTTGCTTCATTTGCCACTGTTTGAATTTGTGCCGTGTCAGTTCCATTGACTTGTAGTTTTACACGTGTATCGCTCGCATGGTTTATTACTAATGATCTATCAGGGCTTGCTGTTCCAATACCAACATTAGAATTTAAATATATTGATTCAGGCGAATAAAGAGTCATTCTACCTGAAGAATAGCCTGACCCATTTATATTAATGTAAGCACCACCCGAAGAATTGGTTCCGCCATTTAGCTGCAATTGACCAGAATTTGAATGCGTGCTTATTCTTCTTGTTGCACCTGAAGCAACAAACGTTACTCCATTAATTCTTCCGTCTCCGTTGACATCAAGTTTGTAAGCCGGTGAAGTTGTTCCAATTCCCAATCTTTGACTAGTGTCAATAGTCATTGCAAAACCAGTAGCACTATGAGTATTTAAATCAGAGTTTGTATACCAATGCATAGGACCTGAAGTAAGGAAGTCCGCTGAAGTGCTTCCAGAAACTAAACCAAATGCGTGCTCATTGGAACCATCGTCATAAACAACTTTTATACCACCTGTACCTGGTGTTCCTGAAGATATTGTGGATCTTGAAACTAAAGTATATTTAGTTTGGGCAGCTGCATTTGTACCTGATCTAGCCTCACTTACAACAAGTTTTTCAGCCGGCGAAGTCGTGCCAATTCCTACGTTACCGCCGTCCGTAATACGCATTTTTTCAGAGCTATTAACTTGAAATGATATAGGCGCAGTAGTTAGAGTTTTGAGTTCTAGCTTATTTGTGGCATCTGTTCTCAACCCTCCTAATACAGTTCCAGAATGATCTAAGTATATTGTTGGGTAAGTATCTCTAGCTATTATATCTCCAGCAACATCTAGTTTATAAGAAGGGCTCGTCGTCCCGATACCGACGTTGCCGCCATTAAAATATGAATTACCATTTGCACGAATAACGGCTTTTATTGTGTTTGTATTATCATAAACACCAAAACGATATAAATCACGGTCAAAAACAAAACGATTTGAAGTTCCATCGGTCGCCCTTGTAATAAACAAATTTGAGGACGTGCCGGTTGTTGAATCACCGCTTGAAACATTCCAACCTCCTCCAGCGGTCTGAAATCTTAATGCTGCATAACGGGCTGTAGATGTAGTGTCATTAATTGTAACAATCGGGTTTTCTGATTTTATGTGCAACGGGTAAAGCGGAGATGCTGTTCCAATACCAACATTAGTGCCATTGTCAAATATTTGAGAATCTGTTAATGTATTTGCATCTGACCATTTAGAAACATAATTGGCAGTTCCGCTACCATCCATTATACTTCCATCTGTTTCAATTATATTACCAGATGAATCAACTGCTAAGTTTTTTGTAGCTGTACCTGTAAACGCTCCAGAACCATAGTCGCTAAATTGTATTTGGCCACCAGAAGATATAAACATTCTAGTATTAGCACCATCAGTTTGGAAATAAATAGGTGTACCTGTACTTGATCTCATATAGGTACTGTTATTATCCGTAAACAATTGAAGATGCCTGTTATTTGTTGTATCTTCAATTCTAATTGCCGGTGTTGTCTGAGCAGCTATATGAAATATAGTTGCAGGTGTTGTCGTTCCAATTCCAACATTTCCACCATTAAAATATGAACTGCCATAAGTTCGTATAAGCGTTGTAATAACCCCGCCGTCTGCGCCTTTTAAAATACCCCCTGAGCTATTACCCTCAATACGCATATAGTGATCTGCATCATAAACAGCAGAAATTAATGGGCCAGTAGAACTAGTAGCTTGTATATTTCCAGCAACCTCTAATGTTTGAGAAGGAGTTGAGGTTCCAACACCTAATCTGCCGCCATTAATAAAAGACCATCCATCGGTATCAAATTTAATTGTCATCGCGCCCGTTCCATCTCTCATGCTTGTTTCAGCATTACCGCTGCTGTCTTCAAAAACACTAAGTAGTTGATTGCCTCCAGAATCTTCTAATTTAAGTACGCTATTACTAACGCCTGAATTTCTAACAACTAGCTGTGCGCTAGGGTTGCTATTGTTTATACCTAAAGTTCCGTCTATATAGTTTTTATCAATGCTATCTAAATAAAGACCCCAGTTATTAGTAACGGTTGCACTATTAGCTATTTGTGAAGACCCTCTAATTAAATAGCTATTAGTAGTAGTGCCTCCGTTTATATCGGAAACTATTTCAACACCTTTAATATTCGTTATATCTGATGCTATCTCATTTTCAGCATATATGCCAACTGCTTGAGGCACCTGATTATTATTGCCTGATTCAACTTGAGTTACAAAATAACCACCTACAGCTCTTGTTGAAATTGTATCATCAAAGTTATCATTAATAGTTGTTCTACCATATACAGCATAAGCGTTGTTGACTGTGTGAGTAGCGTCTTCAATATAAGTAATTGCTTCAACCCCATACATATTGCTTACTTGTCCAGACTGAGCAGAACTATACGCTTGAAAATAACCACCAGTTATACTAGTCATGTTATCACCTGTTCCCGTTCTTACATTTTTAGCACTTGAAAAAACACCATATATATGGTTTGCATCGCCACTTGTTTTATTTGCAACATCAACATTAACACCCTTTAGCGTAAGCTCTTGTGTTGTGTTACCGCCTGTGGCGTCAGAATCCATGTCAACACCAACACCTACCAAAGTCTTATCTCCTGTAATAGCAGTCGTGCCCGTTATATTTGCGTCAACGTTAATACCAGTAAAACCAGTATCTTGATTAGTATTATAATCATATGTAACACCAAATTTAGTAGTAGCTCCCACGCCCGTTCCGCCAAAGGCCATATTGGCTTTAGTATAGTTTGTGGCTATTTGATTTTCTATTTTAAGATTATCTCTTTCGTTTACGTTATTGCTTCTTCCTAAAGTTATTCTTCTTTTTCCGTTTGAAGGTGTATTTATATTTAAATACGCTTGATTATTAGACGACCCGCCGTGTTGAATAATAAGCTTTGCATTAAATGTGTCTTCACTTTCAAGTTTTGCTATTATAGCTTGAGAGCTTTTTACGTGTAAGGTCCTTTCAGGGCTTGTTGTATTAATACCTACTTCATTTGAAGCTGCATCTACATATAGTACGTCTGTATCTACTGCGACTGTATTTAAAAATTTAATCGCCATATTTTATTATATTTTTTATTAAGATATTGCGGGGAAGCTAGTTATCAAAGCAAGATAGTCTTGACTAGCTGAAGGTGCTGTTGCAAAAGAAATAGTAACTGAATTATCGTCGTTTCTGACTATATCCGCAAAAACTTGCTCGTATGTTGCTCCTGAACCGTTATTTCCGTAATCTAATAAAGTCACGGAAACAATAGGCGTGCCAAAGCTATGCGTTACATTAAAAGAAGTTGTGCTAGCATCTCCTGATATTTTTTTAGTTACTTTACCTCCTATGTAGCTTTTTACATCCGACAGTAATACTTTTTTAGTTTGATTAGACGCACTAGTATCACCAATTATTATTGAATCGCCATCTGCTAATGCAACACTAGATCCCGCTGTTCCAGCATCTAGCATATTTAGTTCAGCCGCTGTAGAGCTAACAGCTGTGTTATTTAATACAAGACCGCTATCTGGCACCCTTACACCTCCTAAGTCTGCAACGCCTGCTGTACCGCTAAATACTTCACTGCTGTTTGTAGCATCTGGTATAAATGTAAAGTAGCCTGTGCTATCGTCATAACCAAAAAATCCTAATTTAGCATCGGTGCCATTGTGCCAATTAAAAGTAACACCTTTATCTAAATTGTCATCTGCTGATAAAGCGGCACCGCCATCTCCACCTCCTAATTCTATTACAGGGTCTTTAATAGTCACTACTGTAGAGTTTACTGTAGTTGTAGTACCTGATACTGTTAAATTACCTGTAATAGTAGCGCCTCCATTTACGGTAAGATCATTTTCAACAGTTAAGTCGTTATCAATAGTAACGTCACTAGGAAATCCAATTTGAATTGAACCAGCATTTGCATTTCCAGTAACATTTACTTCTTTTGCAGTACCGCTAATTGTTACAGGGTCTGTACCTCCGCTTGAATCCGTTAAAGTTATATTTGCAGAACCGCCGTTTGACCCAGCAACGGGCGATACAACGTTTGTAACAGGTAAAGTATATGTTGTATCATCAGATGCTATTGTTAATGTTTTAATCGCATCAGTAGCTGATCCGGCAACTGTGAAAGTAGTATTGTTTCCTTCGATTAATTTAAAATCTTGAAAAGAAACTAATGTTACGTCTGAGTTGCCATCATTGATTATAATATCTCTCGGCGCTTTTAAAAACCTAGTGCCATCATGTATCTTTATATGATGCGAAGCACTATCAAAATACACTTGCCCTTCTGCTGCTGTTGGAGCCGACCCTGTTGTATGCAATTTAGCATTTAATAACTGATTGTTATTAAGGTCTATATTATGTAGAAATTGTATTGCCATAATTATTAATTCATATATGCTTTACCAGACTCCGCGCTGATGAAAGACACTGTTAATCTATTTTTGTTTATATAAGTTACATCACCATATCCTTTTTGACCCGAAGGCAACGCAATAGATACGGAAGGAAATTTGTTTAAGTTATGTTGAATATCCCAGGTAGCAGATGCACTAGACTGATCAAACTCAAAGTGCTTATCGCCGTCTCCAACAAAAGCTAAGCTATAATACTTATCTACTGTTAGTGCACCGTTGCCTGAAATATATGTTAAAGTAAAGTCGTAAAAATTTGAGTCAGAAGAATTTTGAACTACATTTTCAACTTCATATATTCCATAGATATTTTTATCATCTGTTTGAAAAAGTATAACAGCTTCACCTTTATAATCTAATATAAAGTTTTCCATATTATGCTCAGCACCATCAATTTTACTAAATTGTAAAGAAGACACAGAAGCAAATGAAGTGCCTGAGCTTGCGCCTGTAAATTTTTTTTCACCTGACGTTGTTGATAATTGATACGAAGCTTGGGTATGTACTGATATTAAACCATTCTCACTTAAAAACTTAGCAATACCTTCTAAAGTATAATTCTTGGTTATCGAACCAGAAGCATCGGATCCAATAACTTTATCATCCTTAGTTATGATAAGGTCTTTAGAATAGGTACTAATTCTAGCCATTTGCTATTGTTTTTTTGATTTTTCCCATGTTCTACCTACAAAGTAAGCTCCATATACTGTAATAAGTAATGAC